GGGTTTTCTGAAGTTTCATCCTCTTCATCTGGGGCCTCGCCTTCGTCCTGGTCTTCATCTTCATCCCGCTCTTCATCTTCACTCCACTCCTCAGCATCATCCAGATCCTCATCTCGCTCTTCATCGTCATCCCAGTCCCGTTCTTCATCCTGATCCTGGTCAGGTTGAGACTGCTCCAGCGCCCTTTTCCTCTTTTTAAGGGCAGCAGCAACTGCTTTTTGAATCAGTTGCTGAAGGTCATCCATACTGCGACTAACTCCCACAGTAGCATCCGCCGGCACACTTACGATGCTGATCTCAAACGGCTCCCAGCTACGGGCGATTTCGCAGGGGCCTTCATACAAGCCGTCCGCCGAAGTCTCTCCGGCCTTCACCGTCTCCCAGTCAGTCACCCTATAACCCACCGACACCCCTTTCAAGGTGCCGCTTAAGACCTTTTGATAAATGGCATTGCTGGCCTCATCCGTATCAAACTGGATCGCCGCCGCGCCTTTCATTGTTTTACTGTCAATCACCGGGTTTAACACTTTTCCGATGGGTTGATCGGGATCATGATTAAATAAGGCAACGCCGATGTCTCGCAAACGAGTTAAATCAGCGTTGCCTTTGGCATGCCCCAGTATTTCGTTGTAGTTTCCTCCATCCCACCAGTAACGCAGTACCGGCTGGTCACTGGAAAAGGATACCGGCACAATCCGGTTTTCGGTGTCGATACCGGCCGGCTCAATCACCGCCTCACGGTAAAACGCCTTGTCCATCCTGTTCCGTCTCTTAATCCCTGTCCTGTTCGCCATTGTCTTCCTCCTTCTCGCTGACCTTCACTACGCCGGTGGCAGCATCGATGTTAATCCCCTTTTCTTTGAGCAATGCCCGTTCTCTGGCTTGCTGCTCGATGATATCCTTGTAATCCTTGCCTTGTTCGGCGCAAAGCTGCTCTAATGTCGTCAGTCCCATCGCATACTCTAATTTACTTGCTTGCACATCTTTCAGGGGATCAACCCAATCCCAGCCCGGCGGTAGCCACTTATGCTTCAGGTATTTTCGTTGGTTGCTGAAGAAATCTGGAATCTTCAGCCGACCACACAGTACGGCAGCAGTAATAACCTCTTTATAGACATCACGATTAAAATGATTAATCAGCCACTGCTGCACCGGTTGATACGTCCTTCTGTCTTCCAGAGCGCTATGCCGGGCAGACGAATAGTTGACTTGTGACACGTCCCGGCTAGTCGCCTCATAGGAAAGGCCCTGTCCCGCTGACGATATGCGATAATTGGTCTGAACGAAATCGCGGGTATCGCTGTTAATACCCGACGGGCTAGCTACATTCATCGACTCACCGGGCAATAGGTATTCCATCATCCCCGGCTCCAGGTAATCACGCCGGTGTTTGCGGTTATCCTGCGGCATCTGCCCAATCCGCCCGGCCACACCTTGGGGCGTGGTTTCGATAAACATAGCAAAACAGGCTGATATTCGTGCCTTGACCCTCTCAGCCTCCAAATAATCACCGATGTCTTGAATCGCGCCCATACTGGATGCCAAAAGTGACATGCCTCGCACCTGGGTAACCCGCTGTTTGGTAAAAAGGTGTAGCACTTGATTAGCCGGAATTCGAAGCGACTGGAGATTGTAAGAATAATTATCTAGCGTCGACTGCTGGAACCAGTAAGCCACAGGCCGCAGCATGGCATCCACTTCTACACCCGAATAAATTCGGTTGCCGTTCTCACTGTTTTCAAACAGGGTGGTATCAAACATATCCGCCTCGATTAATTGCAGCCGAAACGGGATAAATGAGGCGTTTGGATCATAGATTTTGACCGCAACAATGTCCCCGTCGACGATCATGCGCCGAAGGTTCATGCGCTCCATCTCCGTAAAGGTAAGTTGACCCATCACATCGCAATTCTGATGCTCGCACCATTCGTTCCATACTTCTTCGAGTTCCTGATTCAAGGCGTCATCATCAGTTTTAGCCTGGACGTGGATGCCAAGGCCAATGACATTACGCTCAAACGGATTGATGATGGATTTGGCGATATCGTTGTTGCGTTCCAGATCGCGAGCAATCAAAAGAAGCCGCTGGCGATAGGGTTTATCCACCAGTTCAGCGCTGCCCCAGGCTGCATTGGCCCGGCTGTTGAAGCGTCCCAGCATGCCGGCATCGTAGTTCCGGCGCATTTCCTGCTGCTTTTGCTTAATTTCCAGCGCCTCACGATACGCTTGCCGCTCAAAGGCCACTTTCGGGGATATCCAGCTTACAATCCGGTCAATTGATTGGCCTAATCCCAAGGGGGAATCCCCCCTTTGCGTAATGCCCAGGCGGCATAGGCGCGAGTTGCGCCGCCATTCGCTAACTGCTCATAGAAAAGCTCTTCCTGCAGGCTTTTACGCATGACCCGGAGCTTTTCCATATCCGTTTTGCGGTATCTTCGGCCACTAATTTGCATTTCTTCTGCTCCGGTAATCAGAGCGGCTATCGCTGTTTCCACCTGCGATAAAAGCTCCCGGACAATACTCATGCTCGCTCACCTCCAAAATTTAATAGACGACCGCAAGGCCGCCTGCTTATCGCTTAATCCAGTTGCTTGTATTCCCTAGCCATTTGTTGCCTTGTGCTCTGGCCGGCTCAGGCAAGGACTGGATAATCACCGGCTTTTGTAAATACCTTGCTCCACAAAGCTCCGCTGCCAGAGCGCAGTTCACCTCCACATCCAGCAGGTGGTTCTGGGCGTGACTGCTGACCTTCGCCCATTCGTAGGTAATAATGCCGGCTTTACTCTTTTTCTCGATCCGCTGTTCGGACACGATTTGGTCGGCGTAAAGCCGATCTATATCTTCTGGCACCATCCAAGCGCCGGCAGCATTTACCTCATGGGCAAGCCGACCGGCAATAAAATCCTTAAACTGGTTAGGGTCGAAGATATACAGGATCAGTCCCAAGGCAATGTCTTTTTCAATCTTGGTCTGAACATAGCGCGACCGTAGCGGACGGGACGATCCTTTCGTCGGCACGCAGATATCCTGGTTGTAAGCACAGAATTTATAGACTTCGTCCGTGTTATACCCTGAGTCAATACAGGCTTTGGCAATATAGGCGACTTCGCCGGTTTCGTTCATCGGATAGGGACGCCGCAAGATATTTTCAATGTCCGCCCAGGTCTCTGTGCGCCCGTAGTCCACTAACCACGAGGTTAGGTCAGGCCCCCAGGCCCGCACGCTCCACCAGAAGTGGTTCAGTTGCACATCGACGCCAGCCACAAGCAGCTGTGCGTCCTGATGAACTCTGCCTTTCGGGTAAGCGGCGCGTCTGGCTAAGACGAGATCGGAGTTGTGACGCTTGGCTTCGGTTTTCCAGGGTTCTGCCAGCCAGGAGTTGACAAAGTTCTGGAGAAGGAAAGGAAACGCTTTGGATTTAAGAAACTCGGCGGCTATATCGCCGAAGGTGAGCCAGGGCGAGTAAATGCTGGAAAGGTGAAAGGCCACCCGGCGGGAAACGCGCCCTGTGGTATTGTCGGATATCCAGCGGCCGCCGCGCAGCATATCCGGCTTGTGATGGTCCCGTATGATTTCCTGGCAATGCTCGCAAACATACCACGCCGCCTCCCTGACCTGAGCCGGCTCCCGCATTTCCTTGGGCCATCGGACGTTGCTCATCTTCAATATCTGATGCTTGCCGCAATGCGGACAAGGTACATAAAAATAGCGCCGTTCGTCGGCGCTCTCGAATGCTTGCCAGATAGCACCCGTCTGCAGGGTCGGGGTGGATATCAAGACGATTTTTTTATTGTGGAAAGTCTTTGTGCGCTCCCGCGCCAGGCTGATCGGGTCGGCTTCCTTGCCGGCGTTCGCCGGATATTTGTCCACCTCATCAAGGAGCAGGTATCGGATGGGCCGTGACGACAATGACGCCGGTGAGTTTGCCCCGGACAGCGCCAGGTACATGCCGTCAAATTGCAGTTCCAGCGTCTTAGAATCCTTATCGTTATAGCGTACTGCGGTTTCCGGTATCAGCGTGACCATGGGCTGGATGCGGTTGGAACTGGCGAACTCGGCCAACTCCAGGGTCGGATATACCAGAAGCGTCGGACTGGGGTCCTGAGCGACGATATAGGCGAGAATATTTAGGAGCGCCTCAGTGCCTCCGATCTGGGACGCCTTGCAAAAGATAATCTCCTCGATATCTGGATG